GGTATTTTCATCCATTAAGTATAAACTACTATATTCATCCCAAGTGGTATATCCTGGTACATCTGGTTCTTTTATCTCAACTAAAGCAGAGGAAAGTTTTCCATTAAAAGGAACATCTAATGTATAAAACTGATAAGTTTGAAGATCAGCGTCAATTTGAAACTCTTGTACATCAACAGAAATCTGTTTCATTGTTAATACGAAGTAAAAGAGTTCATTATCTAAATCTACTACCACTGGGATATCATAAACTTTTGTATCATCTCTTGCTACGATTTTAACAGAATTATTATTATATACAGTAATAGTAACTAAGTAATCACTTCGAAATTCAACACCATCATTAGCAGTAGCAACAAATCCTTCTGGAATCTGAAACTCTGTTACTGAATCTTCAAAACCAAAAGGCATTGTGAATAGAACTTTTGCGGTAGCGACAGATGCTAATGAAGCTTCATAACCAAGAAAAGCGGCGAGATTATACACAGATTCTGGAAGTTGTGCTTTTGTTAAAAAGAATTCTCGGTAGGTTGAGATCTGATAAAACAGAAGGTTACTAACCATCGTTGAAACAATCTCAATAATATATGACAAAAACGAAGACTTGGTTAGATCGACATTTTCTAATTCTAGGTATGACTGTAATGCGTTTGTAACTTGAACACGAATTTCATCTCGAGATAAACTTATTATAGTCGAAATATATTGGTCACTAGAATTTGCCATGTCAGATCCCTTTATACAAGATAGAATCCACTATTACAATCAAATAATTTTTGTTTGCATCTATCTCTTAAAATATCATTCTTTGTTAATAAATTTGTTAAAAACTGTGCATCATCTAAAGTATGAATTTTTTTATCGTACTCGTAAAAGGTATATACATCTTGAACTTGCTTGTCAAGTTGAGTTTGGGTTACACTTTGTTCTACTTCAACTTTTAAACGCCAAAATAGTCTATCAGCATTAACAGATTTTTCAACACCAGTCACAGTAAATACTGGATATGTATCATTTGTCGGCTTTAGCCATTCTTGTTCCATTTTAAATTTATCATGCGGTAAAGGCGTAAAGCCATAAGTGCTAGGAATAACAAATTGAGTTTCATTCTCTTTTACATAACCAAGTTCTTGAGCATCAAAAGGAGTTTGAATATCTTCAATATAATATACCGGGATTAACAAATATTTATTCCAGCGGATACCGGATAAATCTCCAACTCTATCATACGGACCACCCATCAAATTCTCATCGTCCCAAACAGTATCATCCAAATCAATATGGTAATAAGTGGTAAGAAAGGATACAACACTTTTACTATAAAAATCGTAAATGAACTGTTGATATTCATGGATGTAATCGTATAACCGTTCGTACTTTTGTTGGTCAGCCCAAATTAATCGTTGAGGCATTATTGTCCTGTCTCCGTAAGAATATTTCCAAATGTTAAGTCATCAAACTTAATGGATAAACTGCCACGTTCGCCATCATAATTAGCTGTAATAATCACATTAAAACCTTTACCGTTTGACATTAGTTGTATTTCAACATCTTCTAAAACAGCTCGATCATCATATAAACTTATTCTGTTAATTACTTCATTTCGAACCGCGTCGATTGTAGTTTCATCAAATGGATCAAATACATATTTATATAAATCACTACCAAACTCAGGGTCATTAACATATGTACGTCTTGGTGTTAGAAGAATAGTATTCCATGAGGAAAGAATTACATTAAGATTTTCGATTCTTTTAAAATCACCTCTGGCAGAAATCTTAGGAAGATAATCCCTAATATTATTATCAGATCCAATTACATCTTTAAAAAATCTATTTAATATGTTTGCCATTTATAACCTCTTTGCAATCTCCTCATCTAATGCTTTTTTCTTTTCGTCTTCTAATTTAGCCTTCCAATTTAGATAATTTTGAAATCTTTTTATTGGCATATCAACGGTGTCGGGATACGACTGCTTTGACATTTCCATACAAGCAAATATGTTCGACTCTAACGTTTCACGATACTGATTAATTATATCAGATCGTGTACACCATCCGAAAAAAGTTTGTAACTAAGTCAATATCAATATCTTGTTCTTCTCCGCAGTTCGTACATGCGCTCCTCATCTTGAGGCTTATTCCGTACTGTCCAAACTCATCTCTATATCTAGCATGAATAACTCTTTTATCTTTCGCAGGAAGTGACATATAGGCATCTACAATATCACCGCGATCACTATAAACAACAGTGTCACCTTCTTCCGGAGTTTCTTGAAAACGATCTATAATTAATGTTTCAGTAATTACATCCATCTTCGAACCAGGTTGCAAAGCTAAAGTTTTCATTGCAACCATCTCATCATATAAAGTTGGTTGTTTAATAAAAACAGTAACCCCAGTTGTTTTTTCTAAATCAACTGGAACCTTTTTAGTTAAGATATCATCACCTGGATATTGATTATAATTAAACGTGGAAGAAGCTTCTACAGTAACCGCATATTCTTTTTGACATGCAGAACATGTTACATCGTAATTTCGAATTTCTTCGTAGGAAATGTGATATAAACCATATAGTAAAGCATCTCTATCTTTTAAAGTTACGTTCTTTAAAAAATCTTCATACTCAACAATTCCGTCAGGTTTACTCACGAGAGAATCATAAAGACATTTATTTAAATGCTCATGAACTTTGGATGGGGTCATTAAGCTTCCCTTAAGTCTTTCTTCTTCTTGGACATTAAGAGAACGCAAGGTATATGAAGCTTTAGTTTGTGGTGTAATAACTTCATATTCCGGAAACTTTACATTGAATCCTTTAAACATAAAACCCTCCTTTCTATTCGATTCAAATAGGTTTTCAGTACTATGACTTTCGTTTTATTAAAAAGTAAATTTTGGAAGAGGCCCTATTGGACCTCCTCCAAATTTTTTACAATTAAGCACCAAGTGCTGCTGCTTTTCTTTGTAGTGACTGAATTCTTTGTGTAACTCTTGCTTTACAAGAAGCAGGATTCTTAGCTTTAGAACAAGCAGATAATCCTTTCTGTAAATCTGCAGCTTGAGCTTTTAGAGCTTTTGCTTTATATTGTTTCATACAAGCAGTTTTAGCAGCTCCAGACTGACCCTTACATGCTTTTGCAGCTTGGCTTAAGAATCTCTTATAAACTTTACTTGCTGCATAAGCTAGAAGAGCAGCCAATGCACTAGCTGCAATAGCTTGTTCAGTTCCACTCATTTGAGATATTGTACCTTTAACAGCATCTGTTCCTGTTCCAACTGCTGAGTCAACAGCATGTTTCATTTTAGCAAGTTGAATTTGCCATCCAGGAGTTTCTCCACCCATAGGGGTTTGAGGAATATCTGGAGTAGTTGGTACACCTTTATTCTGCGCTATTGCTTGTGCTGATGAAGTACCTGTTGGCCCAAAACCACCAGCTTTTGGAGCCGTATGTGTGCCAGCAGGCAATGTAGCAGCAGCTATTTTCTTTCTGGCTAAAGTTCCCATTGTAGCAGTTTCACCCGCTTCAACAATAACTGCCTTTAGGACTTCACGATCCTGGTTTGCAAAGAACTCAAGAACAGGTCCAGCAGTTGACATGGTTGGATGAACAGAATTAACTTTCTGCATAAAGTCAGATAGAATATCTTCACCTATGGCTTCTGAAAGAACTCCGTAATTTACCAATACAGATTCTTTTAGACGACTGAAAAGAAGTAACTCATTTCCAGTATCATATTTTTCATCTGGTAATTTTCCATCCACAAGCAGAGACATAATCTCATAGTCGCTGGCTTCATTCATTAAGAACTCAACCATAACATCTGCATTTTCAGTGCCAGAATCTTCAACCATTTCAGCTAAAGTTCTTCTGGCTGCTAGTAAGAAAAGTACTGAATCTCCTAAGTCTTGATTTTCTGTAATATACATCGTATTTAATCTCCTTCTTTCTTTTTAGTATTTTTTTGATTTAGCTTGCTGATGCTAGTCTATCACCATATTTATCAATCACATTAGATTTCAATTGATAGATTCCCTCAGCATATTCTTCACATTTGGTTTTAACCCAATCTTCATGCCAAATATAATCGACATTAAATTCAATTTCTAGATCTAATCGTCCTACGGTTTCAACATCGCTTGCAAATAAATCTTGAGGATCTTTTACTGGGAATACACCATCATATGCTGCGTAGTATTCCACATGTCTTACATCTGGAGAAGTGGTCCAGTAATACATAATTGATGCGTATGTACCTTTTGAATATCCACTTCCTTGATCTCCTTCTTGAAGCTCAGTCGTACCTGAACGATAATCACGAATCATTTTGACCCATCCGTGCATGATATTCGTAATTGGTGTACCGTCAAATTCTAAGAACTTAACAGATACTGCATTACCATAATCTACATTACCAGGAACAGCCCATTTGATACCCCCAAGGCCTGTAAACTCAATCTTATTTAAAGTTCCTCCTGGTGGAGTAACTGATAAACAAGCACCTGCTAGAATATTCCCAATAGTTGCATTACTATCAATTCCAGCATATTTAGTAAGTAAATTAGGAAGTTTTGGAAAATATATAAAATGATAACCAGTAATATATGGATCGGCAACCCCAGCAACAGTACCACCGAAATTACGACTTAGACGGTTTTCTGCAACTTGTGCAAATGAATTTTTTACTGCCATTTAAGATTAACCTCCTAAGGATGTATTCATTCGTTTAATAACTTCATTTTTGACATCATTCCAGCTTCCATTATAGTGAATTGCTTTATCATCAACATAGAAATTCGCTGCCAATTTCTCAGCTGTAATTAAATCATAAGGGATGTTATATAAATCTAGCCAATTTTCAACTTTTAAAATTTCTTTTTTATAATCCTGGCCCATTTCTTCGGCATTTGTTTTTGAAGCTCTGCTGGTAAAGATAACAATTTCATATCCCTGATTCTTAAGCCATTCGATAAATTCTTTAGCTCCTGGAGATGGACGATCATAAATATCTCCACCGTTCCATCCCTTTGAGTACTCATGAATTGGGCCGTCAAAATCAATCATGGCTCGCAGCTTTCCAGTTTCCAAATAATACTGGCGCTGTTCTGGGTAATACTTTCTGAATACAACTTTTTTTCTTTTTACTTTAGGTGACTCAAAGGAATCAATAGCAAAACCCATACCCGAAGCTTCATCTTTATATAAGTTTTCTAAATATCTATCCAATTCCATAAAGAGGTACCTAAGTTTTATATTTTGTTCTAGAGTTTCTAACATATTGTCAAAGAAACTATATATATAAATTAACGAATGATAAACTTTAATTTATTTTTTTGAAAGGAGAAAAAATGACAAACTCTATTCCAAATGTACTCGTTGATAGAAAAAGTAATATTATGATCAGAAGTAATTTTGACAAATACTTTTCAAACGATAAGTACGAATTATTTTTCAACACAAAAAGTGGACTAGAAGTTCTTATGGGACGTAACGGATTGGAAGATCCTTTTTACACAGAACTTCCCACTCTCTTAGATGTAGGAATAATGGGTCATTGTAATCACAACTGTAATTTTTGTTATCAAGGCGATAAACATGAACCAAATATGAAACTTGCAGATTTTATTAAAATTATACATCAAATTAAACATCATGTAAATCAAGTTGCGCTTGGCGGACGCGGGGACCCAAACAAACATAACTTCTTTAATGAAATTGTTAGTTTTTCAAGAATGAATAATGTTGTTCCAAATTACACAACTAGTGGACTTGGTTTAACTCAAGACGAAGTTCAAATAAGTAAACAATGCGGAGCAGTAGCAGTCAGCGATTACGAAAAACCCTATACATATAAAGCAATTCAGAAATTTATAAACGCCGGAATTAAAACCAACGTTCATCTGATTTTTTCAAGACAATCATATACAAAATGTATGCGTATCTTAGATGGAATAAATCCATGGGTTGACAAAGATGGTATGGAACTATTTAATGTTGAAGCTCTTAACGCTGTCATTTTTCTCCTTTTTAAACCACAAGGAAAAGGAATAAATCATCAAGAATTAATACCAACTCCAACTCAACTTTTATCTCTTTCACAAAAGATATTATCCTCATCGCCAAAATTTAAAATTGGTCTTGATAGTTGCTTAGCTAATCATGTATTCTTAAATACTAAAGTTCCAGAAATTCAACGTATGGCAATCGACTCTTGCGAAGCATCTAGGATGTCATCATATATAACTCCCGACATGAAAATGCTTCCATGTAGTTTTGCAAATCACAATCTTAGCGTTCCAATCGACCGACCAATCGAAGAAATATGGCAGAGTTCCAATATTTTTAATAAATTTAGAAGCATCTTAAAATTTAACCCTTTTTCATGTCCAGCAGGATTTTAAGGAGAGCATATGGTAAGACAAGAAGAGTTAAATAATGTACCTGTGATTGTTGAGTTCGTATCAGTTCCCGAAACATTTGATATAGATTGTTTTCTAAGTATGCGAGAAAGTATGAATAAATTTAGAAACAATCACATGCAAGTAGAGCAAATTAAATTTGTTTCAGATGCAGTTAAAGCGTCACCATTTTTTGTTCTAACAAAAGTGCCTCACATAACAATATCTTCGTGTTTATTTTGTCTTGAACTATATAGAGAATTAGGATTAACAGTGGATATATTCTCGGATATACATGATAGCAAATTTCGAGGTATAACATTTGAAAGATATATGGAATATGAAGATAAAGAAGATGTTATGCAAGCACTTGCCATTATCATAGTCAATCTTTTTCCCCTTTTAAAAGAAGGAATAGTTGAAAAAGTTTTAGAAAAAATTGTTGAAACTGAAGAATATATAGAAAGTGTGGAATCAACAAAACAAATAGTTAAATCCTTTGCTTAACAACGAAAAATAAGCGAGCCAGTTAAAATCTGACTCGCTTATTTTTTTGTAACTTATACTATAAAGAAGTTTAACTCAATTTGTTCAACTACTCTAGTTGGATCTAGAATAATATTTACATGAAACTTTTTAGTTTTTCTCTCATACTCTGTAGCACCAACTTCTACTGAGTAATCATTTAAACCTCTTTTCTTTTTAACTTGTTCTAAGAAATCAACAATTGCTCCAGAAACCTGCGCCCAAGTAATTGGATCATTCTGTTCAAAAACAAAGAACCTACAGAATTGTTCAATTGCTCGTTTGACATATAGTACCATTCGAACAATGTTTAAATCTGAAAGAGCACTAGATTTAGCTTGCGCAGTTAACTGACCCCACACAACATATCCTTGAGCAAATTTCACAATTGGATTCAATTGTTTCAGATATAACTGATCTCTCTGTCCAAGTCTTGGATTAAAACGTAACTCTTTAATACTATCTATTGCAGCTCTATTAAACCCAGCAACTGCAAACCAAATTTCTGCAACATTATCATTCCTTGGCAATAGATAGGACATATGATATATTGGTGAAAACCAAACATCCTGTCCAGTAAATGGATCTGAAACTTTGTTAAAAGACTCGTACAATGCAACGAAATAATTATTCATTGTATTAACACTAGTTCTAGTTGCTAAAGCAGCATTGACTGTGGCGTTGTCACCATTGTCTAAAATACCAACACAATCTCGTCTAGTTTGACAAAGATTGCTAATCTGAGTCTTAACATCTGCTGGATAACCAGCATCAAATACAACTGAAAACCAGATATTCTCAACGTCTAAAACCCTATCTTCAACTGCACTGGTATTTGGATTGGTCAAAAGACCAGCATAAGCTTGTTGTAGAAGAGTTTTGGCTTCGGATGTATCTAAAGCTCCCGTAGCTGTTCTTAAAGATCCCTCAGATCCTTTTTTCAGTGGCACAGGCACTCCAGAAGCAAAAGCATCTGCAATACTAACTTTTGAAGCTTTCACTAAATAAGTAATTGTAGATCCAGTATCAAAATCTGAGACTGCTCCATTCCAACCCTGTGTTCCACCTGTAAGATTTCTATCTGGAAAAACATTGATCGTATCATTATCTAAACCAGAGGCGGCTCCCATCCAGCCCCAGATCTCATTACCTTTAGCATCTTTAGCAATTACTACATAGTTAGCATTTCCAGTTTCTGGATCTGTATCCCAATCTGAAAAATCTTGTTTTGTATCTGTAATTGTTGCGGAACCGCTAGTTAGAACTACAGAAACAGTTCCGATTTCATTATCATAATTTTTAACTGCAAGTTCATAACCAGAAGTATAATCTCCGCTTGTCAATTCCATATCACATCTCAGAACTGCTGAGAAAGTCTCTAATACATATGAAATCCAAATAGAATCTCCTGATAGATCTTTAGCAAGCGGATCAAATGAAATATCAAATGACTCGATGATTACGTCGTCCCCATCTGCTTGTTTTTCATAAATATCCAGAACATAAACATCGTTTAATGTTGGATTAGAATGTTCTGTCAATCTCACACCGATTGCGTTATAATAATCTCCTCTACCAATAGGTCTTAAAAATGCCAGAGGTTGTGTGTCACCACTGACTTCTAAATTAGTTTTAAGCTCAGCGATTGAGTTTAAACTATCTACATATGTAATCGACACAGATGCTGTTGCATCACCTGCGGCCATTTTTGTATCAATTCTCATGTTAGAATAAGTAGCATCATCTGGTAAAACTCTCATCCAATATAAAGCACCAGACTCGCCAAGAAAATTATAAGCAATATATGGACCTTGTCCATAGTTTTTACCAAATTCTGTAATGTCGGGCTCTCCCCACTCATTAATAAAATCAGATCTGGAACCGACAAAGATCAACTCATTATCACGACCCTTCTTTGTTAAACCGGCTGTGAAACCGATTGTAGATGGGACCGCAGCAACAAAAGCTGATAAGTCGATAATTTTGGTATATACACCTGGAGAAACATTAGCCATAATATTTTTCCCTCCCAATATTAAATTCTCTATTTAGTGATTGTTTCTAACTATAAAAATACTCCTTACTCCAGGTCTACAAATTTCAAACTCCTTTCTTTAATTATACATATAAGTACCAAACAAAAATAAGTCTTCTTGTCGAATCTTTAATTAATGTTGGAAATGTTACTCTAGCAAATAATGCAAAGTCCTTTGGATCGCCAGGTCCACCCCAACCACCTTCATTAGACTCAGCTGTAAATAATCCTGCTTCACTTAATCTTTCATCGTTTGCATCAGAAATTCCGATTGTTGTTGTAATTTTAAGGACTAACCATTTATTATCATTTAAATCGTCTCTTTCAAAAATTATACTATCAAATGGTTTCTTATACCATCCAGTTTTTGAGTAACCACTTTCAGTAGAGTAATGATAATCCGCAGAAGAAGCATCAGATGCATTTATCATAACTCTTGACTGAAGATCAGTATTTTCATTGGCTGGTGGAACTGGATCAAAAGGATCTGCTGGCAATGCACCACCATCTCCCAAACCAAACCAGCTTAAAAAATGATGTTGGTTGGAACCAGAAACATTTAAATTGTTTTGACCAGCCAACATTTGTGCTAGAGTTTCTCTTCCATTGTAAACAACTAAATTATTTTTCCTTACAAGTCTTTTTTTACCATCTTCACCAACTTCGTAAATTTCGACTTTTCCGCTTGGTCTTCGGTCATTATTTCCTTTACCGCATTGAAACGAGTCGTCGAAACAATTATCACCATAAGTTTCAGTGACATGAATTTCAGTTGTTTTTACATTTTCCATAGCAAAACTTCCTTTTAAATAGTTAATAGCAATCTTTATATTTTGTTCTTAATGTATCTATAAGTTAGTATCTAAGTACTATATATATTAATTACTGAAAACCAGCTATTAACTTTTTTTATCAGAAGGAGGAAGATATGACTGAAAAAGTTATTGCGATTAAAAGATTTGAAAATGGAAAGGTTTACCTTGACCGCGATGATGTAGTTGAGGTTATTGAAAAAATTGCAGCGGAGTCTTTGTCATTGTCGACAAGAATTGTTCTTCGTGGACTGGCAGAGACTTTTAAGGAACCATAAGGTCATGGCTGGTATCGAGCGGTAGCTACTCCGTGTCGATACCAGCAATCATGACCCCCGCAAATGATACTTAGGACTCTTTTTTTTAGTCTAAGAAAGTACCACAGTTCGGGCAAAATTTAAATGAAGATTTAGATTTTGTTCCACATGAACTGCAAGTAAGTTTATCTTTTGTTGTCACAGGTTTAGCAACAACATTTCCACTATCTTTAATTCCTTTTAGTTGAATTACAATTACTTCTGGTTCTTGAAGAGTACCAATTGTACCATAAAAAAATGACTGATTAATCTCAGAACCCTTAACTGTAATCCCTTCATCTATATTTGGAAGTTCAGAAACACTTCTTACTCCAAGACTACTTTGGTTACAAGCCATTATTTCGTTTGTATTATTCGGAGTAAATGATTTGCTATTATAAGACCAATCAGCACTACTTCCATAGTAAGTATATGTTATTGGTGAGTGATAATAATGATGTACTTCTTTGATAGTCTTTTCGATGTATGGAGTAGGTTGCGGTTCTTCAAAAGCAAATTCAACTCTAATCAAACCGTCATCAGGTTTATCACCTCGATAATCACTTATTTGTTTTGTTTTCTGAATAAACTTAAATTTATTTTTTGCAACTGTATTCTTTAAAAAACCTTGTAACTCTGTTGTATTGTTTGGTTCTAAAATTAAACCATGTCCATCTAATACATCTTCTCCATCAATTTGAATATGTACTAAAGCTTTTCTAGTATTAAGATTTTTTAGTAAGATAGAATACTCAGAACCAAATGGAAGGAAGACAGCATCGTCTTTAATACGAAGAATTTTACCGTTAGATTTTACTTCAACTACGAAATGATCTTTGTAAGTCATGATAATACCTCCTTGAACAGGGTACTGACTAAACCCTCGAATTTGCTTAAAGTCAGTTGTATGGATTATCACTGTGGGTTTTATCCCATTTATTTGTTCTTACTATATATATTAATTACTGATAAGAAACAAACCCTTTAATTTTTCAAGGAGGTATTTATGGAGTACCTTGCTGTCATGACAAAAGAGGGAAAAACCACTTCCAAAGTAATCAACGTAAATGTGCCAGTCGAAAATATGGTTCAATTTTTTCGAGAGAGAGGATTGAATGTCGACCTTTATGAGTATAGCAAAGGTGGCGAATATTTGGAATTGGCAACAATCAAGAAAGGAGAAACATCATGCAAGAGGCAGAAATCATTAGTATCAACCAAGGGATAACGAGTAACCCGTTGGTAACAATCGCCGGAAAGTCTTCTCCTGACGATCACCTTCATACTGAGAAGGTAGACCTCGCCGACATTGACCATGTCAGAACCAAAGGGGTGGATGCTGCTTACGCATATTTGAGTGGCAAGCCAGGCGAGTATCGAGTCAATCTGAAAAGCGAAAAGATCATGTTTAAACTTTTCGCAATCGGCTCGGTTATGTTTCTGGTCGGGATCGCGGCGGGAATTTTCTGTCGTGTAATGTAGCATTTTAGTGGGGAGCACAAGCTAGTGGGGATGTTTGGAGTGGTTACCTCCCACGCCTATCCTAGTAGTGGTAGCCCTCCCCACTTTTTTTTGGCTAGAATTTAATATAACTTTGCGAAGATTCTTTTGTTTTTTCCATATTTCTTTATGTAATTGTCTTACCACTTCTTTCCAAGTTGGTTCTCTATATCTCTTTGCCATAGTACGTACCATTCCACATAAAAGAACCTTCAACAATAATAATTGTGTATAAATTAAAGAATCCACTAGCTGGAAGATGCTCAACAATACCAAAGCCATTAATCCAAAAGTTTGGAGTATTCTTTTTGTAATCTGGTTTTATGTTACATAAACAAGGAAGACAAGTAGCCATATGATACCCTTTTCTATCAAGAGGAGATACTTTAGCATATAACTGAGGATTATGGACATGAGCATAAACTACATTTCCTTCAAAAGCATCTAACGTCTTTCTTGCATGATACATGTTCCAATAAAAGCCATGAATAACACTCAGCTTTCCAATCTTATAGATACCATTGAAAGGAATAATTTTATATCCTCTTTCTGTTAGATTTAGATTTCTGTCAATATCGATAAGTTCTTCTAGCTCTGGATGTTCTTCAATGTATAAATTGACACGTTCTTCATGATTACCAATCATAAATGTTCTTCTGGTATCTGGGGTTGTTAGTCCCTCATGTACTTGTAAAATATCTTTATCGAAATTTTTATAGTCTTTAATAAGGCGCTGTCCTTCTTTTAACAAAGGTTTCTGTTTGTTCCAATATGAAATACAATCTAAAGATAATTGGTCACCCATATAGACTATTTCATTCGGCTTATAATCTACAATAAACTGACCTACTGCATCCATGACCCGTTCATCATAATGTGGATGATGAATATCCGGAAGTAAAATTGTTTTTTGAATTTCAAAAGGATCAGACTGAGGGGAAGTTTTGAATTTACATCTCTCTTGAAAAGAACCAGCATAATTTCTTACTGTTTTTTCAGAGCAACCGACTATTCTTGCGATCTCTCTATTATTTAAATAAGTAGTTTGACCAAGTTTAATAATCTCGTCTCTAAACTTTGACATAAATAATCTCCTATCATTTCAAGTCTTTATTTTTTTGTTCTGAATTTTAAAGAAAATAACTTGATATTTTTGGTAGGATTTAAACTTATTTCAACGGGTTGGAATCTTTATGGGGAGTTGTTATCTTCTAGATATATTCTACCTCCATTTTCTTGTAACAGATATCCTCCATCTTCCGTCAGCAAGAATCCTTCTAAACCTTCCTCAATAGTTATCTGAACCAGATCAAAACCATGTGTACAATCAAACATACCGCCATCATCGAAATCGGCAAAGCCCCCACTTTGAAAATAAGAAAATGCAGTAGAATCAAAAACTGTAGTTACGCTAGTATCATCAATAAAATAAGGTGGTTCCCCTTTAGTTTCAGAGGTAACGTAACCGTCACTATCAATCGGAACTCGCAAACAGTCATAATCTAACCATCTACAATATCCATCATTAATACAATCTGAGCAACCTAATTCTACACAGCCAGTAGAATCAGTACAATGATAACATCTTAGTCGATCATGAATTGAAGACTCTATATTTATATGGACGTCGTTTTCAACTGGTTCAAACTCTTCATTATCATGTTCATGACCAATTCTACGTAAATCAGTAGCTGCTCCAATATCGAAGTAAGAACCACAATCGTAAGTTTCTCGCGAGTAAAAAGTATTTCCAGTAGAGTCTATACATACTAACTCACTAAATTTTTTCCAGTATGTTGACCACCCAGCACCGGTAGTTGGTTTTGTTGTTGTAGAAGAAGTATGATTTAAAATACAAATATAATCAGCTGACGCACCCGTTATAACATCATCAACTGAGTAAGCAGTTTCAGTTTGCCATAGTCCCTTCCATGTAACACCCGTTTTAGAGTCATAAAACTTTTTCTCACAAAGTGGAAGAGTCACTCCATTTTCAGCACAAATTGTTAAAGAAGATGTAGCATCAACTTCAAAATCATTATCACAACATGGTAGGCTATCTGCTGTAACATAGTCATGAATTTCCATGTTATTTGTAAAAGCGCCAAATCTATCTTCTACTCTTACTGCATGGAATAATCTAGTATCAAATTTTAATTTTTCTAGTAATATCAATCTAGCTCTATAAGGTTTAAAGAAATCTATAACTGGTTTTAAATCTTCAAAAAGATACTTTAATCCAAATGTGAGATAACCAGCATTTACAAACCCAAATCCAATATTATTTCGTAGCCATACTCCAAGGTCCTTTAGCAACGATTGTAAAATTATATTTGTACTATCAGGAAGCGAGTCTAATGCGCTTTTAAACGAAGGATTAATCAGGTTTAAAAAATACTCAGCATCATTTTTATTCTGTAAAAAATTTCGTGGTGTTTCTCTAGTAAATAAGTCATAATATTTTAAAAGTTTGATTGGAATATTATCTCTAGTAATTGGTGGGGCTATTATAGATTCATATTCGGAAGTGATTATCGAAGTATTAGTGCTCGATCCATCATAACAAACAAACCGATCCCCTTTATATCCAACCGTCCATAGCTTTTGAAACTCATAAATAGATGCCAAATATAATTCAAGGAAAGAAACAACTTCTCCTAAAATGACAACTTCCGCATTTTGTTCCGGTAAAATTCCTGTATTTTTCCAAGATTCAAATTGATCTTGAACTATTCGTACGGTAACTGAACTTTCAGAACCAAATTCAACTATAGGTTGAACCGCAAAATATGGCGTTTTTGACGGAAGATTTATATCGTTTATTTTATCTAAATTTAAAATTTGTTGTTCTGTATATAGCCAGTGTGGATCCCCTCCAGTCAAAAGATCATAATTTAAAGATAAACTATCAGGATTTAAAGAAGTACCTGTAATTACATCGCCCTTGAAATGTAACTTATCTTCTCTTAATTTTTCAAGCCAAAATTCATAAATATCAAGCTGAGTAATCCCATAAAATTTCAGGATATCTAAAATTGATTGTGGCGTTCCTTTAATCTTATATAAATCTACTAAGGTTAAAAATAATAATATTTTACTAGGAAGCGGGTTATTATCATATGCCCTAAGTTGACTAGATTCTGGATAACCAAAACTTCTAAACAGTTCATCCAATTCATCATTAGATAAATTTGAAGGATCTGAAATTTTTGAACCTTGAGTAGAAATAGCTCTATGAGAAGCAAATAAATCAATCAGAAACTCTCTTAATCTTCTCCAATCCTCTGTATCAAACGCAACCTGATCAATAACGTTGGAAAAGTACGTATCAATTTTTGATCTGTCAGACTTAACAATTGCGGTTAATACTCTAGTAAGATCACTTGATGTTCCACCACCAGCGACTTTAAAGAGTTCCCAAAAATCATTTATATTTGCCAATAATCTATCTCCTTACAAGGTTTCAGGCGGATAATCTAAAATAGACGGAGAAGGTTGAGGATAACTACTTTCATCACATTCTTCTCCACTTCCTCCACCTCCGCCTTCACCCCCATCTCCAGAACCAGGTCCAGAACCATATTCAGGTCCTAATCCTACATACACATCACGGGCTGATACAAAATCAAAATATTTATCAATGATAAAAAGTTCGTAAATTGTTTCTAGAGGGTCAGTTGTTGATATTGGAATGGCGCCTCGATAATTTTCAATGCTTCTATTTATTTCTAAATCTAAATAAACAAAAATTAATTTAGATAACTCAGTAGAAAGTGAGTTCAAACTAGTACTTATGATAGTTAAGCCAGAAGTTGTATCTGTTACTAATGAAACTCCGGTGGTATCAATTAGTACAACTCCTGTTGAATCTTGACGATATGCCAACAAAGCATCTAACATAGTAAAATCGTCTGCTTGTAAATTAAATAAGTTTGTTCCGTTATCATTAATAGTCATATACTTAGCTGAAACTGGATATATATTTAGTCTTCTATTAACAATAAGTGGCCATGATATTTTATCTTGTACTTCAGCATATAGATATTTATAATAATCTAAGCTATAACTTTCATCAAATAACATTGTAATAAAAGAACCTGGTAAAAAACAATCTGTTGGTAATTCCGACGGGAACTGTATATTATATTTATTTACAACAGAATCCATAATAAAGTTCCGAGCTTGAATTTGAAGCTCTGGAACTACAATGGTAGATGATATTGTAATACATGACATACTAGTCCCTCACGTCAGTTTGAATTAAGTCAGCAGTATCTAACATATCTAACATATGTACAAAGAAAGTTTCAACATTATATTCCTTCCAATTAAAGTCTCTCCCAAGAGGAGCGTCAGTACTCCATCTACCAGAATGAAACCTAACTGCTTCTTCCAAAACTTGAAATTGTTTTTCATCGAATAATTTTCTAAACGTAGATTCATTGGAAGCAATTAAATCACCGGCTTCTTTATCATGACTGTTGTCAGTAAATTTCCTGGAACCATGTTGACCATATTTAAGACAATCATGTAAAGCAATTGCTAAGAGTAGTTTATCTGAATCTAATGTTTTATCTTCAATACCAAATAACCGCAAAATTTTTATGGCTGCATAAAGCATGTGATATACATGTTCTGCAATGCTTGGTACTTCACCATTTAATTTCTTATGATGTTTTTGGGTTGATGATGTAAGTTTATCCCAAATATCTGGAAGTATTGAATCTATTCCCTTCCAAAGTTTAAAACTTTTTTCAGTTAAATGTTCTTGCAAAAGTTTTCCGATCTTCTCTTTGTAATTCATTAATTTAACATCCTTTCTTTATTTTTTAGAAAAATTTTGTTTCAGGCGATGCTGCTCTTCTCTCTCCAGCTTGAGCTTTCATCTGTTTCTCTGGACTTTTGATACTATATTGTTTTATTTTTTCCATTTGGTTTTTATACTTCATTTTTTCTTTAGCTATTTGAGCATTAAGTTTAGAGACACAAGCAGAAGGATCTTTATGTTTCGAACAATTGCTTTTTGCTTTCTTTAATAAATTAGCTAACTTTTTATGTTTGTCAGCACGAGCTTTCCATAAACAAACATCTCTTACCCTTCCAACTCCATAAACTCCACATTTTTTACTTTTCTCGTCAAAAGCAGCTCTGATTGTTCTATACATAAGCCATCCACCTGGTCCAACCAAAGCAATGCCAAGGATGCTTTTAGGAATACTTTCCTCTATATAACTTTCCTGGAACTGTTTAACTTTAGTTGGAAGCGCTGAAATTTCAAATCTCGTATCAACAATACTTTTAGCAAATTCGTTTGTAGTATCTTTTACCATTTCAACATCTAATAAAAATGTCTTTATCTGATAGTCGGATGCACCCTCTAAAAAATTTAATAGTTGCAGTTTTGTATCTGAATCCATTTCGGAAACAGTAACAATATGACCTGCAAATACTTTTAACAGATTAACGTTCATTTTTTTGTATCTCCTTAACTTTACCGTTTTTATAAATTTCCCATTTTTGATTTGTCCACTTAGTAATAGGAATAATCATTTCGTTACCTGATTCAGTTAATCTTACATAGATAAATCTCCAAGTAACTTGTATAATAAAACCTTCTTGGCCATTTACCATAACTTTAACATTTTTACCCAAATCTTTATTTGATCTAAAAAATAAATATGCTGAAATATTATCAAAATACCTTTTAGCAGCACCAAAACCAATAGCCGCTATTGAAAATTTAAACAATAATGGCCAGTCGATAGAATTGACTAAATCTAATATTGGATCAAACATAAGAACTCCTTATGGTAAATCAGATACATCGTATCCTCTTTTTTCTAAATATATTTTATACTTAACTCGTATTTCTGGTTTCATAGAAAGATATTTCTCAAACAATTCAGGAGGTAAAACTTTTTTCTCAACTGGATTCTTTACTCCTAAGTTTCTTGGTGAATGTATTAGTAATTGTTGAATTGCTTTTTGATTTTCCACAATTGCTTTATCTTGTTCTTTATTCCGTTCTTGTTGTGTTTGTAACGCTTGTCTATCTTTCTCGATCATCAATTTTAGGACTCGGTTATCCACCTTTTTCTGTTCGACTTTTTCAACTGATTCCTTAACATCTTTAATTTCTTCAGCCATAGATGTATAAACCAATCCAGCAAGTGCTGCTATAACAGCAAAAATAATCGGCGTAACCACAGATATCCACTGTGGAATTTTTGACTTCGGAGGTGGTGGCGGTGGTTTTCTCCAAAACATTTTCCTTCTCCTTTCTTAAAGCATTAGTAACAAAACAATTATAGAACCAACAGTAACTCCATATAACGCAGTTTTATTAACTGCATTGTCAAACTTATGATCCCTAACTTCTTGCCTATATGCATTCTCAGAACTAATCCATAGTTCTCGGTATTGTCGTGATTTAATTTGTTCTAATTCATATAACTCCTTTAAAGCATTAATCTGTGATATATACATATTAATAACTTTTTCTTGATCTAAAATTAAACTTTTATATATTTTGACAAGTTTAATAACAGCTCCAATTTTAGCATATTCTTTTGGAGCGAACATACGATGTGTTGATTCAGCCTCATTAGTGACTACAAAAGTTTTGTTATCTATTTGTTTTACATAGATCTTAACTGGAGGGTCAGGTTTTGGAATATTATCTAACTCCTCCTTAATTGAATATGGTGGTGTTTTCTCAAATTTAACTTCTGGTGGAGTCCATGGTTTAATATTTTGAGGACTACATGAAACAAAAGCAAATAAAAACAATATACCGATTAGAATAAAAAATTTCATTTTCAT